TAGTTTAGCCTCCTTTACTACCCAAAAGTAGCCTTTCTCTTCTGCTCTCTCAGGGTTACCCAATAAAGGCAAATATGTATCCCAATTGCCCTTCTCTTTAGCATCCTCAGACTCATTTGAATTGATTGCTAGGTCTATCTTAACGTAGTACATCCCAACAGAATGCTGATTGATTTTATTTGCTTTGTACTCGTTGTATATTTGACTATTGTAATCTCTTCGTATTTCAGAAGTTCCAACCAATACCGTTGTAGAACCCTCCTTATTTACTCCCAATTCTCTCCAACTAATAGGACGCTCCTCTACTGATGTAAAGTCCCCTACTTTAGCAGTTATCTTAAATTCGTGATCGTGCAGATGGAAGATGTTTTTGTTCTCTCCAATGCTTTTCTTGAACGTATTACCAACGTGCACATCTCCGTGAGAATCCATCCAATTATAAGTATTCCCTATAATAGTCTTAATTAGAACGCCATCTTCACTAGACGCACCCTTTTCAGCCTTAGATATTCCCCCTCCTAAATTAATTCCACCTACACCATCACATAGTTTTATCGCTTTCTTTTTCATAGCGACAAGTTCTGCTTTATTTGCTTTATTGGCTCTAAGATGAGCAATCAATTCCTTGTTGTCTTTAAATTCAGGTATCATTTGTTATCCTTCTTAATTAACTCCTTATCTTTAATCTTGTTAGCCGTTTTCTTCTTTAAGGCTAATATCTCTTTCTTAGTTAAACTCATATTATTGAATTAAATCGTCTTGCTCTAGGCTATTTTCAGCCATCTTAATCGTAGCGTCCACTTGTGAATTAAGTGCCTTATATCTGCTCTCAGCGTCCTGTTGTAACGCATCAACTGATAGTTCTGCTGTTATGTAATACTCGGTATTCTCTCCAATTAACTCCCTTGTGAATATCTCAGCGTAATGCTCAGATGCAGGAATAGTTACGTTTTGATATATTGCCTTTAATGATTCTTTAAAGTTTTGGAAAGTTGTACTCTGTGAGGATGAATAGATATTCATATTGTGCCCGTAAGCATCCAATATAACATTAAAGTCATCTGCTACCTCCTCAAATAACATCAAGTCTTTTGTAGGGAATGTCATTGGTTGCCATTTAAGACCTAGAGAAGAAACGTGGATCTTCCTCTTGCCTTTACCAATACCAAACTCGTCAATGGCTTTTTTCTCAGCACTCTTTCTGTCTCTAGGAGACATTGGTACTGCCTTATCTGAATGAGTCGATAATATACCGATACCACCTCTCTCATTGAGCAACACATTCCTACTCTCGTAAACGTACTTTATATTAGAAATCTGTTGTTTTAGTGTTTTTATTTTTGATTCGCCAAGTATAACGCCTACTCCCTTTTGCTTAATCCTAATAACCTCATTAGTAGCCCAAGTTTTCTCGTAATCATTGTGGCTAAATTTGTATCCATCTATTATACCATCTATTGTAAGTTGGTCAAATATCTTCCCAGTTAATTTAACCTCTAAATGTTGAGGTGGAATAGGATACATTGCAACTACATCCTTAGTTAATGCAGTTTGAACCTTACTAGCAAATGCATTTCCGTGAATTAGCTCGTATGTCCTCATCGCAGTAATAAATTCCTTCCCATTACCTAATGGATTAGGTCTATTCAAGATGGTCAGTGCAGGATGATCCTGTTGAACCTCCCCTTTTTTATTCTTGACAACCCACTTTAAATTGGACAACATAGACGCATCTGTATCTATAACTGAACGCAAGTGTGGATTTTCTAAATAAACCTTCTCTAAGTCGTCTATACTAATGCAAATGGACTCCTTGTTTCCTATTTGCTCAATCTGATTATAGCCACCACCCTTATAGAAGTTTGACGAGCCAAAATAACCTAGACCATTTAAAATGTTTGTTACTAGTCCCAAGTACGCAAATATAGGGAATTAAGTAGGGTTAACGATAAACACCCATAACCCTTTTTTCAACATAACCAAGTTTTATTCAATATTTATTTTTTAATATGACACAAAAAATGGGTAGCTAAATTAATAACCACCCATAATTGGCAGGAGAAAACTACAAAAAACTCCTACAAATCCATTACCCTAAATCCATTTTTACTAGTATAGGGAGTTTGCCATCTATTACTATACCCAATCCTATTGCCTCTTTTTTACCTCCTTGCATATATCCCATTGCGTAAGACTCGCTATCTATCCCACAACCGACTTGCATCCCAAATATAGCCCTTGTCTTTCCAAAGAACCATTCAATATAAAATTGTGTGTGAAAATGACCACATACAGTAGATACCATATCTCTCTTCGTTGCCGTTCTCGCATTAGAACTCTTATGTCCGTGAACATACCTAACTTCATCTATGTAGACATCTGTTACCCATTCCCAATTAGTAGTGCCAAGTACATCATTATATGCTTTGATCCACATACTCGGAATGGCGGATGTTTGTGCCTTTCGCATTATCATTGCATCGTGATTACCGATTGTTACATAAGCATCTGGGAAAGCCTCGTACCACTTAGCTACCTCCTCTATACACCTTACTAATTCATCTTTGCCACCCAATCCATCTGCTGATGTTTCGTGATACGAAGTGTAGTGATTGTCGATTATGTCTCCTATGAAAATAACTTTATTGCAGTTGAATTTTCTGTATTGCTCTTTGCAAAACTCTAAATAACCCTCTTTCCCAAAAGGCAAATGCAAATCTCCAATAACTAAAACCCTGTTCTCTGATGGATTCCTATACTCATCTATAATCCTTTGTTCGTCTACTGACAATCTAGGTCTAGTTTGCTTTTGTTTTTTAACTTTATTCTTCTTCATCTGTGTTTTTGTTTTTTTTACTTTCAGCCTCAATTAAATCTTCGAGTTCCTTATTGAGAGCAATGTTTTCTTTTGTTTGGATATATTTTCGTGTTACCTTAAAGCGTCCACGACCAGTTTCCTTTGCCAAATCCTTTAGTGCTTCTCTCCTTGCTAATTCCTCGCTACTTAATCTCATTTTTTAGTTATTATTCTCCTTTTCTTCATCAATTACCATTTGCAAGTAATGTATCGCCTTCTCTAAGTCTTGGATGCCATTCTTAGACCTCCATCTTGAGATGTATTTAATGGCATTACCTTCATCCCAACCAATATTATTAGCCTTAATGTAATCTCTTGGCTTGATAGCCATATCTTTGTAGTGACTACCACCCACTTGCGTGTTTTTTGCATCTGTATTATTCATATCTTCTCTATACAATTAAGTTTCCAAACTGCGTAATTAGACATAATTCTAGGGTTTAGCCGAACCTCAGTATCTAAGTATATCTCAGCGTATTCCTCTAATTCGTTTATATCGCTAATAACACCCTCTCTTCTTGAGTGAATATTCCTTACTCTATCTCCCTCGTTAAATTCCTTATTCATCAAAATCTCCTTCCGTTTTAATTTCCATAAGGATAACTCTAGCTTTTAATAATAAGCATTTTGTGTCTCCTTGATTGTCAAAATCAATTAAAGAGACTTCAACCTCTCTAATTGTCGAATCTAAGTCCTCTATACTTTGTATTGGGACAGATATTCTTGCTTTGTCTGTGTTTTTATTATCTATCATAAGGCAACTATAAGGGTATTATTTATTAAAAACCTAATTAAACTGAATAAATTACCCAATTATCTTCTAAATACTCTTGAATCTTCCTAGCAAATTCCCCAACCAAGTCAGGTGCGTCATCGTGTATAGAGTTATTCTCTTTTTTATTTCTATTGTATTCTAGCATATTGTCAATAAACTGGTCATATTCTGATCCTGCTTCAATATCATCTCTAAAATACAAGTTCTTTTTTACAAATCCACTACCACTTACTATCTTTGCGTGTTTATTACTGCTTTGATGGAAATCTATAACGGCAGTGTCCTCACACAATGGTTGTATTGCATCAGCGAACATAGAGCCTACTCCATTATTCTCTACATACATATATTGTGGGTTATAATGGTTCGTTAGATTAACTATCATTGGTATAGTCGTGTTTGAATCGTCTTGAGTAAACACTACGTCCAGTAAATAACAATTCTTATCTACGATTCCGAATACCCCATACGCCAAATAATCAGTTCCTTGATTCGCAGGGTCTAATAGTGCAATAGTGTGCTCTACGCTCTCCATATTCAGTTCAGGGAGGCTAAAACGGTTGAGTTTACCCCTAGAGTAAACCTTACCCTTATCTTCTGACAACCAAGACCCTAAAATAATATCCTTATATCTTTGAGGATCATCAACCTTCATTCTCTCGTAGTCATTATAAATAGAATCGGGAATAACCTCTCTATTTAAGTCTAAGTAAGTAGAATTAATGTACATAACATTATCAATAATGCCATTAAATCCATCAGGAACATTCCTTTTCTTAAAGAAGTGTTGGTATATCCAATGGTCACGACCAACTGGGTTCATAATAAGGATAGATACGTTTCTCTTTTCGTTACTCCTAATGGAGTAATATACTTTCGAGAATGTTTCTAGGTCAGGCAATTCCTCTGCCTCGTCCACTACTAGGCAATTAAGCCCACTCAATGATTTTAGGTTTGCCGTTTGACCACCTGAACCTGCTTTTATACCCTTCCACACCACATTACCCTTACCTAGAGTACAAGACGCTCTATCTTGCAGTACATTGTAGTATTGCCTAGTTTTAAGCATATCCATTTTCTCCACCATCTCCTTCTTTACTGAATCTTGTAATGAAGATGTAGTATATCTAGTGTGTAGTATGCTCCATTCGTGTTGAATTATTGCTTCATTGATGAACGTAGACGCTGCGAATGACTTTCCTGATAAACGACCACCAGTCATTATAACAATATCTACTTCGGGATTTTCTTCTCTCAGCAACTTGAATAGTGGTTTGTATTTATGGCTTAATTGCATTGATTACTCTTCTTCTTTTTTTAATCCTAGCGACTTTATGTCTTTTTCGTCTATAATCTGAACATCCTCGTCAAACGATATTGGCAATGGCTTTTCTGTTGTAATAATCTCTGTCTCAGTCTTATCTTTATATCCACTTACATTTTTAAGTATGAATATAGCCATTGCTGCACTTTTAATGTCTCCTGACATAGTGCTATTTATAATCTTGTACTCGTATTCTGCTTGAATCTGAGTCATTCGAGATATTACTTCGTAATTGTCTTTATATCTATCAGCAATATAAGAATACCACTCCTTGTATAGCCCCACATCAATTAGAGCCTTTCCCAACATATAATTGGTAGGGTTCTTCTTGATATGTTCTGACAATTCATCTAGGACATCCATTACCTTCTCCTCTGTCCACTTCAATGCTGCATTATTTTCCTTATTATAATGCCTCTTTAACCCATCCTTTGCTTTCATTTATTCTTTATTATCAGACAATACCGATACCTTCTCCCTATAATCAGCCATTAATCCTGAATTTCTCCTAAATGCCCTATTGAATCGTGTGCCTAGTATTGGAAACACCTTTCCTTTATTCTTCTCAATCTTAGCCTCTCTCCTTGCTTTCTTTGCTCTCAAGTCGTTTTTATTCATACACAATATTAAATAAATAATAAGTGGCAATAACAATTTTATTGATAAATAGATACATCTTGTTGAATAATAGGCATAGCTATCCTTTATTCCACTATTATTAGTGCTCTTCTACTTTTTAAGTTAAAGAAAAGAATATCTAGCGAGTAAATTTGAAAAATTTATGAAGCGACTTTTTCTACTCTTTTGTTAGTGTGTCACGTTTTAAGAACAAGGTTATACGAAGTTACAAAGAAAATATGATAAAAACAAGTAATGTTGAAAAAAACAATAGGTAGCGTGAATAAGTAAAACTATTTTAAAGAAAAATAAAAAAAAGTTTGGAGAATCAATTTAATATGTTATATTTGCAGAGCGATAATTAATAAAGATAAAAAATAAAGCGATGAAAAGATCAAGCAAAACAGAATACAAAGGAGTGTACTTGAATAGAGCAGATAGGGATCTCCATAAAGAGCCTAAGTATTATGGGACATTTACACATAATGGAAGGAAGTATAGAACAAAAATGTACGACAATAAACTAGATGCCAGTAAAAGGTTGGATTTATTGCTATTAAAGGAGGGATTACCTCAGAAGAACGGAACATTTAAACAATTATAAGGTAATGATAAAATTAAAAGATACATTAGAAGAAAAATGGGTTTCATTACCTAATTTCGAGGACTACTATCAAGTAAGTAGTTTGGGACGATTAAAGACCACTCACGATAGAGTATTGAACCCTGATTGGGAATTGACGCTTTTTACGACTCCATTCGACTTTAGTGTTTGGCAATATAAAGATGTGAAGACAAAAATATCTAGGTCAAGTGGGGATGTTGTGGTTTTTTTAACTATGGGGTCAGGCCATAATGGTAAGAATGCTAGACTAATCGACATTGTAGCAGAATTATTTGTACCCAATAAACTTGGATATAGAGCGAAACCGATAAATATCAATGGAGATAAAAACGATTGTAGGGCTTGTAATATAGAATGGACAATAAAAAAATAACTGAGCAATGGGAGTAATTTATAGAAATAACTAAAAAATAATTTGGTTTATTGGATTATTAGAATTAGCTTTGTGGGACAATAGAAAGAAATACAATTATGAACAAGATAGAAAAAGCGGTACTTAAAAAAGACCCAAGCATTAAGGAGTTGTCTAAGATAATTAGCGACATAATTATAGAGCATTACGGAGAACACAATTACGAGTTCTTTGTGAATGACATTAGTAAAAGGTTAGGGATTAAAAAAGAGGGTAAATGAAATTAGAATTAAAACAATTAGCACCGTATTTGCCGTATGGGTTAGATTATTGGATAAAAGTAAAAGAAGAAATACAAAAATAAATATCAAGAGAAATGATTATAATATGTGCATCTTGTTGCTTACTAGCTTATTTGGTTTTTATCGGGTACTTATGTACTCGTAGAAATAAAACAAGAGAACCATTAAATACTAATGATGTAATGATGCGGTATCATAAAAGAAAGAAAAACAGAGAAAGAAGGAGCAAAGATATTGAATACAAATAGGACTATGAAAACACTAACAACAATAGCACTACTTAACTTATGGTTTGTGAGTAGCGTAGAAACGAAAGGTACAAGGAATAAAGCAGTATTGGTGCAAGGTACTGATACAAGCTACCTTCACACAAGTAAGCCTATAATACAAGGCGATACTATTAACATTGAAAACTACTTGATAACGAGGTAATGAAAGAGCCAAAAGAATACGCAAAAGAGTTGGTGGAGATGTTTGAGTATAAAATAATCAATCATAAAGGGAACGACTACAACCTAATATGGATGCCAAGCCCCGATGCCAAGAAATGTGCCTTAATGTGTGTGGAAGTGGCACAAGAGAATACCCTTAGAGATAATGAAATAGAAGAAGCAGGAAGGAAAGGATATATCATAAAGTCTTATAGGACTTATGACTACTACGAAGAAGTAAAACAAGAAATAGAATTACTATGAAACAACATTTAACACTTTTAGGAATAACAATTTTATTGGGAATAGCAGTAATCTCTCTAATCCCAAATGAACCAATTTTGCAAAACGGTAGGAAGATCAAACAAGCAAAAGACACCATTGTAGAAGATACTATTAAACCATTGCAAGAGATTAAAATAAGAAGGCAAGGTAATATTGCTACTGACTTTAATAATGTAGGATGTATTAGAAATGGTAACCCAAGAATAGATGCTCTTGCAATAGGCTACTGCAACACCATAAACGGCAAATTCTTAGTATTCGATTTACCACAAAAAGGATTTATGGCTCTTCAAATTTGGATAAGAGAAAACAATAACCTATCTTTGCAACAAGCTATTAGAATTTATGCTCCAAGCGTTGAGAACAACACAAAGGGCTACATTGCTAATCTATGCAAGTCTTTAGGTTGTGATTATAGCACCCAATTAAAAGACATTAACGAAATGCAGTTAATTAGTAAGATAGCAGAAATAGAAGGATGGAAGGAATGAATTAAGCACAACGCTTTGTGTATGGCACGTTTAAATGTGCTATACATAGTGTTACGCAAAGTTAAATTAAATGAATATGATAGAACAAATATTAGAACAATACTACGATGAAGAATTTTTAAAAGTAGATGGATTTGATGATGCTATAATTGGCATCGAAGAAAATGAAATGAGATTAATATACTCCGTTTCTAAATGCTTAAAAATTCTTGAGCAAGATATGAATGATTTAGATGCTATGGAGTATTTTACATATAATGTAAGTGGTGCTTATGTAGGCGAGAAAACCCCAATTTGGTGTTGGGATAATTTTGCATAACACCTGTATAAAAAATCGTTTTAATGGGTTTTATACAATGTTGTGGAGTAGTCTTAGTCACAGATATAACAATTAATAAATAAATAGATAGATATGACATTAGAAGAAGTAATCAGGGAAAGGTATAAGATGCTAAAGCACACCATACACCTCGTAAAAGGTGGTGGGACTACTGTGAATACATTATCTATCCTTATGGCTCAAAAGGAACTATTGGAAGGGATTATAGAGCAGTGGGAAGCTCAGAGCAATAACATTAAGTAACGCAAAACTACAAATCAACCCCCTCAAACGACCTCTAAGCCATCCAATAAGCAAAGTGGATACTAACTACATCTATTAGTTTAAAGTTGCTTAAATATAGAAAGGATGAGCATTTATGTAAGTAAATTATTATTAACGTGGCATCAATACGGAATGAGATTTTTGTAAAAAAATTTTTAGGAAATGAAAAACAAGGAGATGAAAATTGGGAAATGAAAAACAATGAGTATCATAGCAAACCAATTAAACTCTCAACAAGTTATCAAAGGGGAATGAAAATTTACTCAAAAAGTTTTTAGGTAATTATAGCAGAACAGCCTCCCCCAAAGTTTTTTGAGTTTTGGTCGTGTGTTCTATATTTTTGCCCTTACTGAATCAAAGCAATTTTAAGCCAATGTGTTTAATTACATTGGTTTTCTTTTGCGTCCTTACCTATCAATCAATTCAATTCAATTTAATTTAAACCACAGTAATTTATTTTTCATCTCGGTAGTTGCTTTTTCATCTCGGTAGTTGCTTTTAGTTGCGTCGAGTTGCTTTTAGTTGCTTTTAGTTGAATTAATCTAATTACAATAAAGTTAGTTAATGCATATCAATTCTATGCACTAGGCTATGATCCTAATTAAACTAATCAAGTTAATACAATAAAGTTAATTAATACAATTCTATGCATTGGAATAGAAGCATACTAGACTAATCAAGTTAATATAATAAAGTAAATTGATGCAGTCTACCTAATGCATTGGGGTTTAATGCTTTAATGCAATAGAGTCATTCTAATGGGTTGAGGATTAACCGTTTAATACAATAAGGTCAAAAGTAGGTAGGCAAATGAGATTGAAGCAAATTGTTTGCAAAACTTACATTCTAGTCACATTTATACCGTTTGGAACAATACTATCTATTGACTGCAATAGTCTCTCTATGGTGTTATAGGGTGGCTTAAATTGAATTGTACTGCTATCCTATACACTTGCTTTATTAAGTTGTTTAATATCATCTTTTAGTACTATGTAATGCATCGTAGTTAACTGCTTAGTTAGTAGCTTATTAAGTAGCATTAATTAAATTAGTTTGCAAACTGTCAAAAATAGTTACTAAACAAGTGAAATAAATTAAAATAAAATTTGGTTATAAGATAAACTACTTGTATATTTGCTGTATGAAATATGAGAAATTTATAGCGAAAAAAGGATATGACAAGGGATACGGTTATCAAATCGAATACGTTTTAAACGAATGGTCTATATCAAGAGACTCTTATAATGCGTGGGGCATAAGTAGGAACGGCTGCTTTTTGTTTACTGTAGGCACCTTGACAATAGCCAAAAATTATGTATTTGGACTCATTAAAATGGAGGCTAAAAAAATAAATAAAAAATAAATTTAAATAAAATTTGGTATATTGATGTAATGCATTATCTTTGTACCAACAAACAAACAAACTAAAAATAAAAATTATGAAAACATTATTTACTACTATTATCATTATCTGGTCGACATTTTTTGCCTATTACGTTTTAACTAAATTAGAACAGCAGCAAACCAGAAAGGCAAAAAAAGAAATTACAAAAGATCTTGACTATTTAATTACACTTAATAAGGACAATACTATTACTTTATTTGATATTGACAATAGTGTAGAAATTTACAAAGGTGATCTTGATAGTTTAGTGTATTATATTAATTTAGAAAACAAGTAAAAAAAAAGTATTTTATAGTAAAAGTATTAAATATAAAACTATCTTTGTGGTACATTAAATAAACAACAAATATATGAAACTAACAGCAGAACAGACCAAAGAACTAAAGGAGTTAAGAGAAAGCCACAAAAAAGACTTAAGCGGTATTGATTTCCTTAGAGACTTAACCAATTCATTTGATTATAGAAACGAGTATTTAAACGCTGATAAGACACCGTTGCAATTAATAAAAGAATATGAATTAATCCGAATAGGTGCAACAAATTTAGACGGGATTAAATACGAAGATTAAAACAACAACAATTAAAAAATAAATTAAAAAAAATTAGGTTAGTAGGATAAGTAGTACTATCTTTGTACCAACAAACAAACGAAAAAACAACAACAATTAAAAAATAACATTATGAACAACAACAACAACACAACAAGAGCAACAACACAAAACGAAACATTAAAAAAACTTAAGCCATTTCTTATAACTATCGGAGTAGCGACATTCATTTTTTTATGTCATTTATTAGAGGTTTATATGCCAGTGACTTACTAAGAAAGAAAGAAAGAAACAATTTTAAAACAACAATTAAAAAACAGCATTATGAAAAAACAAGAAATTAAGCAAATAGCTATACCAGTAAGATTCTTCTTATATGATGACATAAACGGAGAAATCGATACAAGAGAAACAAATGAAGAAGAATTTATTTCGGCAAGGGGTAAAATCGAATACGAAAGGCACACTATTTTTTCAAATGGTGTTACGCAAATATGTCTAACTAAGGATAATGGGTATAACAATTAAAAAACAACAATTATGAATTACTTGACAACTAAACTAAAAAACGAATTTGAATCATTTGCAACAGACAAAGTAAAAGAGGGCACTTTAACCCTTGAGAATAGGGACGAATGGCATTTTTACCTATTTAATGAGGACTATTATATAATCGGATATTATGAAACGGGGCAATGGCTAAAAGGTCATAACATAGGAGAATTAGAAGGAGCAAATATTTGTATCCAATACGAGAAAGATAATTTCGGAGAATGTCACAAAGAATATGACAATACCGAAACGGTTGCAAATATGTTAGTTTATATTTTTGGCGAAGAATGGATTTACAGTGAAGGCGAAGCATTCATTGAAGGCTTATTAGATGAAAAAGATAAAGTAAAATAAAAACGTTGTTTTTTCTACCTTATTGCCTCAATAGATTAATTTCTATTGGGGCTGAGGTGGTAAAAAAAAACAACATTATGAGAAATTTAACAGAAACACAAAAGGAGCTATTAAGCAAGATAAACGAGTGTAAGCCATTAAACGGGATATTTGAATTGGGAAATATGAAGGAGCAAACGAAAAAAACGTGTAAAAGTTTTGACAATTCTTTTAATGCACTCCTTCACAAAGGGCATATAAAACATTTTGCAAGTGATAGAAATACTTTTATAACGACAAAGAAATAAATAAACAACGGCATTTAAACCCATTTCAAGCCCTTTTAAGACCTTCTGCAGTAATTTGTAGAGGGTTTTATAGGTAAAAGGCAATATTGCCTTAAAACATACTTAAAATGATAATATGAGAACTTTTAACGAAACCAAATGGTATATTTTGTCTTTAGACGGCAGTAAATGGAATAGATTACAAGATATTAATAGTATTAATATAAATAAATTTCACAGTATTAATTTATGGAATGACAATTTCAGTTATTATGGTATTGGAATATATCCTATACAAAATAAACGCCTATAGACATAAATAAATTAAAGCATTGTATTAATAACATAGTACACTAGCTTTATTTCTATGTACTGGAAGACGTATCTCAATATGCGATATGTGGGTACGTGGATCTGAATAAAAATGCGTATTATCCTGAGTAAAAATGCGTATTATCCTGAGTAAAAATGCGTATTATCGTGGATAAAAATGCGTATTATCCTGAGCCTTTTTGG